TCCATCGGTTTGGCCGAACTTGAACGGATAGAGAATCTCATTGGGGTTGCCGTTGGTATAAATCGCTTTGCCAGGCTGAACTGTCAGCTTCGCACCCCGTGGCAGACGGGTAGCGTCCACCGCCATCATTGGCGAAGCAGTTAGCGCCAGCGAATCCAAGTGAGTGCGCACTTGCGCGTCAATGGATTTCTGCATGTTGTAGGCTTTTTCGATCGTTCCACGGCCAGGCAATCTGTTTGGCACCGTATCAGCCTGATACGTCAGTACAGGACGATCCTTCATCATGTACGGGCTTTCTTCAGCCTTCAAAAGCAAGCCATCGTTCGCAATGACGATGATCGCCTCGACCATGTCTTGATAATCTTCAGCGGCCGAATCGTCAGGGAACAGCTCGACAATGTCTTCATCTTCAATCTTTTTCAGATACTCTCTTGGCACCAGACCGTAGTACGTCAGCAGCAGCACCTTCTCATCTTGGTATTGGCTGACTTCCTGCGTCGGCTCCAAATCGGTATCTTCATAGGTCGGGGTGATATTGACCTTGCGGTAGATACCCTTCTCAATCCCGCGCACCACTTTGTGAATCGATACGTACTTCTCAATGGCCACGCCCATGCAATCCTCAACGGATGTACCGTTTGGATCCCATAGGAAATTCTTAGGGTTGATTGGCATCGGTTTGACCGACACTCTCGGCTTTTCTACCGTGCCGATAGCCGCTTGAGCTTGGCCTGGCATTGGCATCGTCGCTGGCACGATGTCTTTTTCCATCGATGTGACAATCTCAGCAATGCCGGTGCCGTAAATCTCAGCCAACAACACCACTTGATCGATGTGCTTTCTTAACTTGTCGCGCTTGAAGTCTTCCATCATCTGAAGTTTCAAGGCTTCAACGTCTAACGGATTGCCGTCCACATCGTTGATGTCGTCTTTGATGTCAAAGAACTCGCCCGAGCCGAAGATCGCTTCCATAATTTCTGCATGGCGCGTTTCGACGGCTTGTTGGGTAGCGGGGGTGACTATGCGTGAGCGCTCAGATTCTCTTGTCTTGTCTTCTGACGCCCATTGGCCACGGAAGATGCGCTCGTATTCTTCCCATTGCGGAAGGAAGTTAATATCGCGGTAGGTTCTCCACCTATCGCAATGGTCAACCACGAAACTGACTAACTCTTTGTCATTTTCTGTGGGTTGATCGAATTCGTTTTGATCCATTTATACACCCGAAATAATGTCCACCGGTTCCCAATCATCGGATTCATCCTCTTGTAGATAGGATGTTACGGCCAATTGGTCTATATAGGACAAGGCATCAGGCAAATCATCGTGTACCCCTTGTGCAGGGAACATGAGAAGCTGGTCTAGGAATATATCCCAATCCTCGTCTGAATTAAGCACGATCCTGCCATGCTCAAACCGCCCTTGGAGGCTCCAGATAATCCGGTCGGCCTTTTTCCGGTTGCCATGCGTTAGGTCAACTATGTGCGAATATACATTATTCTTGCGCATTAAGTCACTCAAATACGGCAAAACTGCGTTTTTTAACGCCCCCCGCTCAATTCCGATCGACAACGGACGGTAATCCCGCATCGCCATCAGTATCTTGGCCGCCGTCTCACGAATATCCCACCGGCCATGTTCTATCTTCTTGATCCACCATTTGCCCTCGTCAGTTACTTTAACTACCGCAATGGCTGATTCATCTAGGCGCTTCTTGGAGTTCGCCGCTTGCTTGGCCACTTCTTCAAATCCGGCCAAGTCCACCGCCACAAAATAACTCCCTTGCGTCGGTTCTTCCCCGTACTTGATCCACTCTTCTTTGAATATGTCCGAGCCAGCATTGCTGAAGCTAGCCATGTATTCCTGTTTAAAGGCAAACGTCGATAACGTCTTCTTAGCCGACTCAATCTCGTCAGGGTCAATCAGCGGGTTGTCTTTGGTGGTGAAGTGCCAGCTCTTCCAATCCTTGTCAGCGCCGTCTTCACCTAACTGAAACAGATCGTAGAACCAATTCCGTCCCTTGGGTGTGCCAATGAACATCCCCCGACCCTTTTTGTCTGACAGCGACGCACGTATGACCTGCTCCCACGCCTCGGGCTTGATGTCGGCTACTTCGTCCAGCACGGCGTAGGTCAAGGACACACCGCGCAGGGTGTCCGGCCTATCGGCGCCTCTGACATAAATAACCGCGCCGTTGATTAGTGTGATGTCCTGATTGTTGATGTGACTGCCGGCGATCACATCCCGCCCTAGTTCCATTAGTACGTTCCAGATAATCTGGCGCGCCTGACCGTTCGTTGGCGCCACATACAGCACGGCTGATCCTGCCGGACATTTCAGTCCTTCCAACAGCAGGGTCGTGGCCGCTAACCTAGACTTTCCACAGCGCCGTCCTGCGGCGATCACTTTGAACCTAGTTGGGTCAACAAACACTTGCTCTTGCCACGGCAGGAATTGGAAATGTACGTCAGACATTAGAAATCCGGTGCGCCAAATGGGTCTTTATACATCAACGCTGGCTCAGGTATTGATGTTGGCGGCGGAGAAATACCTACGTATTGCTTTACTTTGTTCAGTATATTTAATTGTTCTGGGCTATACATACTTGCTGAGTCGGGGCCAAATTGGTCAAAAGTATACCCACGAAATAGTTCTGGGTATCCTGTTCTTTCTAGCCATTGACTATATGGGCGTTTCTCCCCAAAACTCTGATGCTCTTTATACCGTTCCTTCATTACCGCGTCTGGCGTTGCGGATTTAAAATCTGCGTAAAGTTTATTTAGTATAGGGTCTTTGTTTACGCCGGCGTGAGAAACGTAATCGCCCAATATATCTATTGGCCTAGTAGTTGGTTTAAAAACTTGAATTCCGTACCTACCCATAGGAAGTTCTTTAGGGCGTCTAGCATGGGGAGGGCCAGTTTCTTCTGGATCGTAAGTCTCTAGATATACATCTGCGTTTGGGTTTGGAGTGTATAAAAAATCAACAGGTTTCCCTACTAAGTACGGGTACTGTTTTAGTATGTCTTTATAGTCCATTGTTGGCCTCTACGTCTATTACGTTGTCGTCGGGTGTTGGTTCGATTACTTGCGGTGCGCCTAGCGTAGATATGGTGATGTTGATTGCGCTGCGTTGGGCGGCGGTCTTCTCAAACAGACTAGCCGGTAGCGCGCGATCCATGCACATCTTTAGCGCAGCCATTTGTCCTGGATGCCCGTCTTCCAAGGCGATATCCAACACCTTTTGAACGACATGCTCGCCTTGGCCTTCAATCAGCATGCGCTTTAGCTCTTTGATGCGCTGCGTATCAGTCTTTGCAAGCGTCGCGGGTAGGACGTAAGGCGGGTCTTTAATTGGTGCTGGCATCGCTTTTTTCCTTTTAATTGGAAGCAATCGGATTGTATAGCTCTTTTTGCTAATTTGGCTCGGTTTGCCATTTTTTCCTAAAAACCACTTTTTTTGCTTTTTTTGCTTTTTTTGTGGGGGAGGGGCACCCGCAAATATTATAAGTCAGCTATACCCCCCTCCCCCCTATGTTAGTAAGCACTAACTTACGTTAGTAAGCGCTCACTTACATAGCGTCGGACTATCGGCCGCATTTTACATAATGCTGGTTATCTGCATTATGGCCGCGAGTGAGGGAGGGCGATAGGGAGGGGCTATCAAGTCAGAAAAGTTAATAGGGTCTGACCCTAATTAAATTGGCAAAAAAGCGTTATGTAAAATGTGTCTGAGTGCGGGCGCTTTAAGTCACAATCTGCAACACTTTATTTTATAGTTAAAAGCTATCAATATTTTTGCGGTAATTACTAAAAGCTATAACGACTTCATCTGTATTAGTTGCGCCCAATTCGTACACTTCCTGGTAAAGCGCCAACAAATTTCGAAAGCCGGCCGATATATCGCCGGCGCCGGCGGCCGCTAATATTTGCGCATCTTGCGGCGTCAAATACCGGCAAAACTTCCTGGTACGAATTGACGCTGGTCTACCTGCTTTATTTGTTGTCATTTTGAGATGTGGGCAATGTGGGCAATCGGACAGTCAATTTTAAATCGCTCGACCCCTTTCATACAGTGTTTTTTTGCGCTGCTGTACACTTATACAGTGTACGGATATACAGTACTGTATAAAGTAATTCACAACTTTGATTTTTGATGACCCACATTGCCCACAAATGCCGATTCGCTAGTACTGGCGCGGCTTTTGGTGTGGGCAATGTGGGCAAAAAACATGACCCACACGATGACCCACATTGCCCACAATTGCCATAATTACCATACTAATTTACTCGGATATATAAAATATTATTTGACAGAATAAAAGAATGTTTTATAATGGCCATACCGCGACAAAATAGCGGTAATAAAATAAACTTTTATATAGGGTAAAAAAATGCAAAAACTTACTGATACAACGATGGTTATTATTTTTTCCTTATGTTTTCTTAAAGTTTTAACTATATTTTTTTAAGGGGAAAAACCATGCAAAAACTTGATCTGATTATCGCCGCGTTATCGGGCGCCGCGCTCGCTCTGTTGTTTGTTGGCGCCGCTGAAAACATTTTCAATTTGACGGAAGTGTTATTTGCCGGCGCCGTATGTTGCGCCGCTTTTGTCTATTCAATAACAAGAGGTTAATTATGAAAATTTCAGTTACTTCAAAACTTGACGGCGTGCGCTCTTGGTCTCTTGAGGCGCTTGAAACCTGTCCTGGATCAATTGCGGCGCCTGGCGTATTAGTTGACGCGTGCGCCGGTTGCTATGCGACGACGGGCAACTATAGATTCGCCAATGTTAAGGCGCCGCGCGCGCACAATAAAAAAGATTGGCAGCGCCTGGCCTGGTCTGACGATATGGTCGCCGAACTAGAAAAAGACACTTATTTTAGGTGGTTTGATAGCGGCGACATGTATACCTTGGCCCTGGCCGAAAAAATACTTGAGGTAATGAAGCGCACGCCGTGGGTGAAACATTGGTTACCTACGCGCATGTATAAGTTCCCGAAATTTCGTCAAGTGTTGACGGATATGCAAGCGCTTAAAAACGTGAGCGTGCGCTTTTCATCCGATTCTATAACGGGCGAATATACAAAGGGCCTACACGGTAGCGTGATAGTCCCTACGCCGGCGGATGCAAAACGTGGTACGAAATTATGCGGCGCCTATGACAATAACGGCCAATGCGGCCCTTGCCGGGCGTGCTATGACAAGCGCGTAAAAGTGATTGCATACCCGGCGCACGGCCGCAAAATGAATAAAGTGATTATGTTAAGAAAGGCGGCCGCGTGAGGAAAACCATAACAGCGAAATTTCCTGGCTATTGCAAGAAAACCGGCGCACGCATTTTGGCCGGCGATTTAATCCAATGGTCGAAAGCCGGCGCCGTTTTGCTTAAACGTGCGGCGGCCGGCGTCAATGCCATAACTCTAATCGGCGACCAGGGCGCTAAAACTTTTTACCGTAACGCACGCGGCCGGTGCATTGACGCACCTTGCTGCGGGTGTTGCACAATTTAAACAAGGGGGAAATTATGACTTACAGACAATTAATCGAAGCGGCCCTTGTGGCCGTAATCGACGCCGTTGAAAACGGCGATTCTGAAGCGGGCCTGGCAAGCGCTGAAAAAGCGATTGCATTACTCAAAACCTATTTATATGAGGTAGACACATGCACACAATAACGCTAGTCGTCGATAAAACGACCTACTACATTAACTCTACTACTGATCCGCTCGAATTGACTAAGCGCGCGCGTAAACCTTATAAACCGGCAAAACCTAAGAACATACGTAAGTTTCCGACCTGGTTGCCGAATATGTCAACGGCGGCCTATATCGGACAATTCGACAGCTTGAACATGCTGCGCAAAGTAGATTATATCGGCGCAAGTGAAACAAGCGCGGCGCAATATGATCCATCTATACCCTTGTTTGAAATTTTGCCTGATGAGGTGAGTTAATGAAAACATTAAAACTATACGTTGGTTCTAATAAGACAAAAGCATATGAAATTTTAGAGCGCGGATGCACTAACGAAGGCGCAACAGTTACCCGCAGGAATAAGGGCTGGAGCGATTTCGACGTAATCAGGAACCTGCAGAATCTTGGCTGGATTGAACCAAAACCGGCCGGAATTCGCGGCGGTATTCGGTATTTCACTACGCAAGCGGGCGCAGAAGAAATGAAAAAACCGTGGCACCAACATGAGGGCTAAAAAATGGCATGGATACAAGTTAAATTAAACGAGGTTACCAGGTACACAAGGGCCGGCAAAAACGGAAAATTTATATGCTGTCCAGCATGCGAATTCACGTTTAAGGTTTTCCATTTTGCCTGGTATTCAGTTAGGTGCCAAAAATGTAAAACGGTAACTCAAAAATACAATTTTAAAATTGCGGAGGTGTAATTATGGGAAAACTTAAAAACTCACTAATTGACGTGCGCTCGCCATATTGGCCGCATCATCTAGAGGTGTACGAATACGAGTACGACACCGGCGCCCTGTTATGCTTTCTCGAATACAGTGCGCCCGATAAGGGCGTTGGATACAACGGGAGCGCTTGGCTAGTGCATGCGTACGCCGGCGGCGTTGACGTCATCACGCTATTAAAAGACAACGTAATCAAAGAAATCGAGGCGCTAGCATGCTCGCAATTATCGCTAAATTAATCTCAGTCCTAGTCATACTAGGGCGCCGCTTATAGAATACTGAATACCCTTTTTGGCCCGCGCAAGCGGGCCTTTTTTTGTCTGACTATTTAACGCTAACTAATTTCGGTTGCGGCGTCTCTTCTGCCAGGCGCCTCAATTCAGGCTTAGGCTTACCGGCCAATTCAGGCGCCGCGTAGATTTGTTTTTTAGTTGCAAATTCGCGTGAGTGTATACGGCCGCAATCAGTCCAGCCCGCTTCGCGTAGTGCATGCAATAGTGCGGCCGGTGGGATTTTCACGCCAGAAGGCGCGCCGCCGGCCAAACGATCGCAGAGCGGAAAGAAGGGCGACGCTATCACGCCGGCCGCAAATTCGCCAAGGCGATTAGATATCAGATCAATCAGGTACGATTCTGCCATTGATCTACCTTGGTCGATCATAATCGCTTTCGCTTCTGTCATTGGCGGCGTGGCGGCCGGATTAAACGCACTGACATTCAGTTTGGCCAAGTAGTCAGCGACGGCCGCAAAACCATCGCGGGCGTACCATTGCCACAATACCAGCGCGTCGGTTTCAGGCAAGCGGCCAGCATCAGACCATACGCAAAACCACCGGCGATCGTCCGACGGTATGCTGATAGCTGCGCGTTCGTTTGAGAATGCGACTACAAAGACTCGGTTTAGTGCCTGGTAGGGGTGTAGGCCCTTGCGATTAATCGACAGGTATTCAGGAGGTGCCGCAATAATAGGTTTCAGAGCGTTCTCTAATGCGCGCCGGTCTTTCGCTTCGCTTTGGCGCAGTTCGGCTATTTCCATTACTTCGCACTCGAGCGCATAACCCCATTGTGAATTTAAGTCTTCATTACGAACTAGGCTGCAGTTCAGTTTTGATTCACCGCCAATCGCCCAAAAAAACGGCGCCAGCATGGTGTCTTTACCGCTGCCAGGGTGGCCGCCGATTAGAATCGCGTGGTTGATTTTCCGGTTCGGGTTTTGCACTTTGTACGCTAACGCATTAAGAAAATGCTCACGTTCAAAATCAATAGGGATCATTCGTTCAACGTGCGCTAACCATAGGTTTACGTCTCCCGCGCGGCCCTCTGGCCTTGCGTTTACCCATCGGTTGCCGTGGGTGCCGGTAACAATCACCGGCTCGCCGGCGGCGTAAGTTATGCCCTGAAGAGCAAGCGCGCCCTTGGCGGCTCGGTTTTCATCATAGCTAGTTGACGCTTCGATCTTGCCGTTGTTGTGGATCGAGTTGCAGCCGATGTGCCGGTATAGGGCGTTGAAGGTACTGCGCCCCAGTTCGCGACGGGTTATCAGGTCGAAATAGGCGTCGTCTTCCTGCACATACGCATAGCGCTCATACCAAGCGGCCTTTTCATCTCTGATGCTCTGTTTACGATCTGATTCAGCGATCAGCATCTCGGCCGCATCAGGGAAGTCGTCGGTAGGCTCCAGTTTAGCTAGTGCGGCGTCCATTGCTTTAACTAGCAGCTCTTCGCGCAATCCAGGTGTGTGAGCTGGGCCTCCGTTTGCTGCCACCCATTCCAAAAACGCGGCCGATCCAAACCCTTGGCAATGCCCGTGATAGCAGCAGAATGCGCGGTTAGCCGGCATGTAGCGCGCCTCAGAATTACCGTCGGAATGCTCGCCAGAGTTCGGGCAATGCACGCTCATCCAACCCTCAGAATTGACTTTCGAGTAGACCATACCCTGCGCGGATAACCACGCCATTACGTCGTCGTTTCCGTCGTCGGTTAAGCGGATAGCTTCAGGGCCGTCACTTACCGATTCGCCTGGCACCACGTCGCACGCGGCGCATATATCTTCCAAGGTATATTCGCGCTCGGGGTGGAATTCAGTTAAGCGCGCAACAAAATTACCACGCTTAAAGTTCACAGCGCCAGGTAGTCGGAAGTTGCGCACGGGGTTATTTGCGCCTGGGTCGGTGTATCCGGCCGCAGCCAAGGCATTAACGGCTGCGCAGAACTCGCCCTTTGGCGGCTGCTCAGAGAAGGCGTAACCCCACTGATAATTGCCCTCGGACGTCTCGATAATCCACGTAGGCGCCAGCGGCGGGGTTTTGGATTTGGTGCCGATGTCGTCCAACATCATCGCCAGCACATACTCGACGTGATGCTTAGACGCCGACGGTTTATTCTTGTCTAAGCGGTCAATGATATAAGAGCCAGTGTTACCAAACCACGCTTGACCCTCTTTAACTAATGTCTTGTTCGGTAAAAATGACGGCCAAGTGGCCTTGATTGCGCCGTCAGCGTGAAGCTGAATTTGCCCGTCTTGTAGAATTGGTTTTTGTCTGACGAATAACGCTGTCTCTCCATCCGGCGCCAAACTTATGAGATAATCTAGGAATTGCATCAAACCTCCGCTGTGTTGAGACCGCCCTGCCAGGCGGTCTTTTTTTATTTGCCGTATCTGGCCATAATTTCTGTTTCCGCGTTCAATGGTAATCCTGCCGCCCATTCAGGCGGGGTACACATAACATCACGGAGTTTTGCTGCTGACAGTTCAGGTGTAGCGGATTCGAGAACGATTTCATCATGCACATGCAGCACCACATCGTCCAGTTGGCGTAAAGAGTGCCGTAGCAAATCGTTTGCAATCGCTTGCGTTATATTCTCACAGGCCAGACCCTTCCACAAGCGCGCACGCGGCCATTCTTTAGCGTCGGCCGCCGGTTTCCACGCAGCTTTCACATAACTAACGCCATCGGCCTCAAGTTTCGCGAACGGGTAGCATAGGATGCGACCGGACGGTAGCGCATACCACAGATGGCGCTTATCAAACAGGTACGTCACCCGACCGGCGGTGAATTCTCGGCCTGGGTTTCGCATAGCGCGCATGTAGGCCGACTCCAGTTGCGCCCAATAGCCCACTGCCCATTGGTTAGACCGGCGCCACGCGTCAACGATACGCCGTGCATCGGTTTCAGGCACATGCAGACCGTAAGCGCGACCCATCGATGCAAAGGCGCCGATGCCGCCGGCAAAGCCTAGCGACAGAATAGCTACCTTGCCGATCTGGCGCTGGTCTTTGGTTATCTGGTCTTCCGGTACACGGTAGATACCAGCCGCTTCGCGAATGTAAATGTCGCGCCCTTCGCGAAATACATTAAGCACGTCTTCGGCTTGCGGGTCGGCTGACGCCCAAGCGGTGACACGGGCTTCGACGGCCGACCAATCAGAGACAACAAACGATTTACCGGCATCAGGTATTAATGCGGGCCGGAGCATTCCCTTGAGAACATCAGTAATCCGTTTTCCAAATCTTGGGACGATTGACTGTCCACGTACCATAGCGTGGCGCACTCCGTCGGGGTCATTGGCGCATTTTCGGGTGAAGTTGTGAACCTGGGCGCCATACGACGAAGCTCGTCCCGTAGCGCTTCCTCCAGCGAATACGAAGGCCCCACGGACACGGTGATCTTCTTCGTCAGCAAGGCCAGAAAGGCGGCTGAACTTCGCAACTGACGACGCCCAAAGATCGTCTGCGCATTGGATGACTTCAGCGACAGCGGCCGGAATTTCTTTTTCATCTTTGTCCTCTTTAGCCAAGGCGAGCAAATTAGCGCGAACTGATTTATCAATACTGTACTTCAGTTCGTCGTCCTTATAGGTCTCCATCAGTTTCAACGCTTGCGGCCCGACTCTGGCCATCACCCACTGTTTCATTTTCGGGCTGCGCACTGAGGTGATCTCTTTGTTGGTAATCTCTTCAACGATACCTTCAATCTCTTCGAGTTCGACTGAAGCGTATTTGATAGCGGCATGTGCTAACGGTAAATCGAGCTTAACGCCGCGATCGTTAATTTTTTCATTGACGTGATAGTCGGCCAGCTCTTCATCGGACAGCGGGCGCATGGCTTGTGAGACGGCACGCATAGCGCGCACGTCTTGTTCGCAGTACGCGATCATCTCTTTCATTAGCTCGGGCGAATCGTTAAACGATCCATCAGGGCGAGGGATGGAAAGTGCGCGGATAAGCTGATTTCCTCTGTGGTCTTTTCGCATGTTGCTGCTAAGTGCGCGTCCGACGTCTTCGAGGCTGCCAGGTAAGCAGTTAGCACGCGCTTGCGTAGCGGTGCAGTAGAACTGTTCGAGGTCAAAGTTAATTTGCAGTACGTACCAGAAAATAAGGCGCTCAAAAGCGGCATTGTGCGCGTATATGCGCCCTGTGTGTTTCCGCACGTCATCAGGGAATTGTTGGTCTGGAGTCCAGGTGAGAACTTCACCATCATCAAAGGCGTATGACATACAAAGTACATCTGTACTGGCGTCTTGTGCATAGTTATAAACTCCACGCGAAGAAAGATCGCAACGCGACCGTGTCTCGAAATCAAGCCAAAGTATTTTCATGATTAAGTAGTAGGTGGGGTACTCATGGCGCCTGGGCAAAACAAAGTATCTCCGCTCCACTATGCCTAGTTCCATTTTCCCCCGTAGAGGGTGAGGTACTCGCTGCGTCTGTGAGTTGAGCGCCGTGCATCCGCACT